TAACTCTAGCATCACTTCCAGCAATCCATTCTTTTGACATTTGACTACCAGGGAAAATTTGCAAAGCAGATTGTTGTGTGGCATAGTTTGAGGCTAAAGCCGATTCTGTTCTTACGATTCTTTCGGCTTGATATTGGCCAACTTGATTAAATTTATTTCTTAATATTCTTGCTTGAACGACTGCCCCTTCGGCCATAAATGCCTCGTCTTGCATTAATTTTTTTAGTATATCTTGAAAAGCACTTCTTGCTGTGGCAATCACACTAACAACTCTTAGACCTGCCATTTCACGACCTTTTTTTGCGAATGCTTGATTCCAATAATCCAAAAATTGATTTGGGTCAACACCTTTTTTTATAAACTTATCAAAATTATTTGCATACCATTTGGCTTGTTTGATACCGATGTCTTGATACATTTGTATATATAGGTCGGTCATTTCTCTAGTGGTCATTATCAAATCAGGTTTTATAACACCTTGTTCATATTTTTCAATGGCCTTCTGATAATTGTCTTTATAGTATTTTCTGAATATTCTTATGTGTGTTCTTTCTGACCTTTCTAACCGGTCATCATAAGATGCTCTCCAGTTTTCTTTGAATTGCTTTGTTAAAACTCGCATTATTCATCTATTTGGTCAAGTTTACGTTCTGCATAACTGAGCATTGATTGACCACCCCATCCTAAAAAAGCAACATAACCTTTGTCTTTCCAAGGTGTGTCTTTGTAGTCAGGGTTTATTTTATTGTATCCACCACCTTTTGTTCTTGACAAGAAACTAAAAGTTCTTTTCAGCATGTCTAATGAAAATGGCCTACGTTCAATGAGCATATTCATTCTGGCAAGACCAACCTTTGTCATTCCATCTACCTCGTCCCTGCCATATTTATCAATCCAGTTTTTTACTCGCCTAGCATTGTTTGTCGCACTTTGTGGGTAGTCATCAAACATTTGTTTTGTTGTGTAAGATTTTTCTTTGCTTGATAATGGATGTGCTGATGGTAGCAAATCCCTGTCATAAGGTGTACGTCTAAATCTATTGTTTCTGAGGGCATATAATAGGCCCGATACACGACCAAAGGCCCATTGTTCTTCAGACCTAACGTTTGGCCTTACAGACGATGGATTGGTTCTATATGCACCAACACCCCTACGAAACGAACTTGCCAACCTTCCATAAGTTGCTCTGTATGACGCTTTGTCTCCATGTTCTTCATTGTGTTCACTGACCATACGTCTTAGAGCAGTTTCCACCCTGCCTGAAATCTTTGGTGCTTTTTCTTCGTCCTCATGATGATATTTGTCGTCTTCTTCCTCATGAGGTTCGCCATAATGATATTTGTCATCCTCGTCCATGTTGTGATATTCTTTCTGTCTTTCTATGGCTCTTTCATACTGTTCATGCGATTCAAAGGGCATATAAACATCTTCACCATCAAACTGGTGTCTATGAAAACCACGACCCCCTAGTTCTTCAGCCCTATCCTCAGCCTCACCTCTTGTTGTGAATACATCTGTCATTCCAGGCACTTTACGTTTTAAATTTATTTTAGCGATTGACTTGTCAACATCAGAGTCAACAGGTTCAATCGGTGCGTTGTCAACAGCATTTAAAGGTATAAGGTTTGCAGGAATATAGTAATCGTTTAACTTTTCATCCTCATCGTCAACACCATAATTCATGGCCGACCTTTTTTCATTCATTGTTAGCCACCAAGATTGAGACAGTTGTTGCACAACCTTATCCATTTCCTCTTGTAATTCTGGAATAACACTGAAATCAAAGTCAATATAAATTTTGTCACCATATTTGGGTGCTAACCATCTGTTTAATTCATCCCTTATTTTTATCATTTCAGGCATCACACAGTTTTGATACAAACTCTTTTTGGCCTCTTTGACATTATTATATGTGCTAGACTCTGTGTTGTTGAGCAGTATTGCAGGAACAGAAAATATGTTTGCTAAGTCTTTGATTGAGGCATTGTATTGTTCTATTAATGAAAGGTCAGAGGCATCAAGTCCAAAGTTTACCCATGATAATTTTTTTGGAGTAATCACAACATCACCTGCATTTGCAGAGCCTTGGTGTGAACGTCTGAATTTATCTTTAAGTGCTTGGGCTTGTACTTCAGTCAAGTCGCCCTCGTCTGCATACAACACACCTCTTGCTGTTTGATTCTGTAAATATTTGACACCAGTAGTCACAGCCTCATTGTTTGTTGTCAATGTTCTGAGTCCTGCTTTTAGTGGCGACTGGCCATAAAGATGAGAGCCTGTGCCATCATAATAAGGGTTGTAATCTTTGATATGCAATATGCTATCAGCATCAATATCATATCTGCCTTTATAATCAAGCCTGTAAGCCTTTACAGGATTCATAATGCCACCTGATACTATTTCCATAAGTTGTGAAGGCAATACATATAACTCTTTGTATTTTGTAGAATTGCCACCAGTTTCAGGGCCAATGCCATAAATGTATCTGTTGCCTGTGAGTTTACCAAATGCAACGATTTCTGTTAGCCATGAATTGTATGACTGGGCAGGATTTGGTCTTTCTAATAATTGATGCAATTCTGTGTCAGATAATTCTACCAATGCCGACTTTCTTAACTGCTCTGCTTTTAACAATGTATTGGTATCAAGGCCAGATGATGTGATTGACTTGTATCTTTTTAAATCGTTGTCAGATTTCTTTTCATATATCATAAATGGTATTGTCGTACAAGCCTTGGTAATAATGTTTATGATTGAATAAACTGTTGCATTACGTCTGTAACCATGATTTATGTAAGTGTCATCATTCTCTTTAGCAAAAACAATGTTGTTGCCTATGTAATTAAAAACAGCCCTGTTGTATGCCTCGGCTGTTCTTTGTAAGTTTTTGTTGGTAAATAGATTTTTAAACCTGTCGTAAAAAGTCGCCATTAAATTTTAATATTATTTTATGTAAAAATACAAAATAAACATTTGTCATTATATGACATAAAATTCTGTTCTGTTTTTATATCTAGAATAAACACCATATCTTAGGCTGTCACAAAAGTGGTCAGCCTGATTTGGCTTTGGTTTATTTATAAGTGTGCCATCTTTTAACTCGTCCCAGGAATAACTATAATATTCGTTGATTGCATTTTTTGATTCCTTTGACAAGATTACCTGGTATTCTTTTAACAGTGATATACCGGCAGATATTGACCCAGGGCCTTTGATTGCAGGTTTAGCAGTCAGACCCCATCTTCTTAGTTCTTCAATGCTTTTAGGCTCAGCAGAATCACAATATATAATTCTGTCTTGTAAATTGTTTTGTTTAATAAATTTTGCAATATCACCATTGGTCATTCCTGTTTTATATAACAACTCATGCACATATATTTTATCCTTGATTTTAGCAAACTCCAAGATGCAACAAGGGTCAATGGTATAACCAAAGTCACAGGCCAAATACATATCGTCAAACTCTGGAAACTCATCCCTTGACACAAATTGCCAGTTGTTAAATATTTGTTTATTGCTTATTATTGCTCTTTGGCCTTCACCATATACTCGCCAAAGGTCAGGGTTTCTAACTTTCATTGATTCTATCTGTTGAACGACTGATGGCTCTAAGAAATGATTATCCTTGTAAGTCGAATGGAAAACATCAACACCCCCTGGCATATCTTTGTCATCCATGATGTCATATATGAAATGCACCGGTTCTGATGGATTAAAACAACATAAGATGTGGTCTGTGGTTCTCATTATGATTTGATTGAACTCATCATACCCACACTCATCAATCTCACAGAAATAGCAGATGTCTCGTTTAGAACCTTTGATTTTTTGTGCATCATCTAATGAAAAGAACTCCACTTTATGTTTGTTGAACTTAAATATGTTTTCTGTCTTATTAAAGACACCTCTATCGTAGATTCCAAGTTTCTGACTCACTTGTATAAAGTCCCTAAGCACAGACCTTTTGAGGCTAGGAAGTGTCGCCCTTACAACAGATATTGTTAGTGGTGTGGGTGTGGTTGTAATCAAATACAAGATATATTGAACTAAGCCGATTGTTTTGCCTGACCTTGAGCCACCAACAAATATTTTAAATCTTGCCTTGGATTCTAAAGCCTCGTAAAACTGTCTGTTGCAATATTCTTTTATTGTTTGTTTGCCGGAGTCCACTCAATAAGTTTTGATTCAACAGAGCCTTCAACAGCCAGTTCAGACCTTTCTATATATCCCCTAGCCTTGCCCTTTGTTTTCATATAAAATAATATTGCAGGGACATTTAAGTCGTCAATCAGTTCATGCAGTTTGAGTTCCACATGGTCGAGTGTAACGTTTTGTAATTCATCAATGGCCTCTTTGTATCTCTTGTCTTTTTTCATCCAATCATAATGTGTCTTACGAGATATACCCACGACATCTGATGCCCTTGAAACAATGCATAGATTCTGTTCCATTGCAGTAATCATCTGTCTTTTTTTATATGTAACATTTTGTTTAGTCATGTTGCAAAAATAACAAAAAAAAACCCCTTAGAAACAAACCTTTCATTTCAGTTTGAACTTCAGGGTTTTTAAAACCGGTGACTGCTTTTAGTCACTGATATGTTTTTCACAACACATCATGTTTATCTCACTTCCAGTTTTTACCAATCCCCCGACTTATTGAGCCGGTTTCTGGCTGAGGTCTGGCCAAAGGTTAGGTCTATTTTCCGACTCCCTAGACCTCATGTCGTGACCCAAATATAACATTGATGTATGCATCCAGTATGCACATATAAAAAAACCCCCTGCAGTGAGGGGGTATAATACAAGATAAAATAAAAATTAACTTATTGCATCATAAATTTTATCCATATCACAGTCATTAACTTGACAGTCAGTAGCATCTTCTGCCCAGAAATAATTATAGAATCTAAAGACAATTATATCAACAAATTCATCTTGGTCAATATCTTCAATTAAAACTTCTTTTTTAACTAAAGATG